CAAAATTAGTTTCGCCACCAGAATCATGAGGATCGTTAACATAACCACCCTCATGTTCTATTACTTTACCTATAACGTGTTCAAAAGTAGTATTTTCAACCATCACTACTTCTTTAGAGCCTTTTTTACTTCAGCCCAAACTTCGTTATCTAAGTCATTAGATGATTTTTCTACTAAAAAATCTCCAACTCTAAGTAGCACAGCAATTAATACTTTTTCACTCAATATACCTGTTAAGATCTTACTCACTATCAGATTCATCTTTATCTCCTTCTTTTTTGTCAAAAGATTCAGTTAGCATTTTAGCAAAAGCACCTTCAGCTACATTTTCTCTATCTATCTGAAATGCTAAGTTTGCTTTTTGCCTTCTACAATTTTCAATGTGTTCTACAAGCATTTGCTGTTCTTGTGATAACTCATCGTAATTGTAGTCTTTATCGTTTATTGTTACTTTTCTTTCTTCACTCATTTCATAACCCTCATGTTATATTAATAAAATCTTTATGTATATCTTCCACCAATGGTATTAGCAAGATTAAATGGTGCAGTTCCTATAATGTCATCATAAAGATTAACAGAATTAGGTGTAGTTGTTATTGGATTATTAGTCCCACCTATGACATCAAAAAACATTGCTCTGCCACCTTGCCCACCAAAAGTATTTTGTATTCCATTGTAAGTTCCACCATTACATAAACTTGCCAAACTTAAATTAGTAGTTTGATTGCAATCAGTTGCTTCTCTCAAATGATTATATATTCCTACATTAGTTGTTGGTACTGCAGGTGTAGCCATTATTCAGCATCTCTTATTGCTATATAGTCTGCTAATTCTGCTTCACACTCTGTAAGTTGTGCTTGTAAATTAGCTTTATGTGCTTCACATTGTGATATAGCTTCATCTACTGATTTTTCTTCAGTCCAATCTACTACCTCTACACTATTACCAGATGCATCTTGCATAGTTCTTGTATGCTTGATTTCTACCATTTTAGGTGCATCAGCTACTATAGCTTCTTGTACTTTTTCTGCGATTACTTTAGCCATTTAACTTCTCCTCTAATTTGTTTATTTGTTCTTGTTGTTCTTTAATTGCCTCTACTAAATAAGGTATCATTTCCTCATATCGTAAAATCTTGTATTCTTTATCATCATCTGCTTTTAATGGAAGTTTCTTCTCATCAACCAAATGTGGTAAAACTTTTTCTACTTCTTGTGCTTTAAATCCTGCACTTAATCTTTCTCCACCTTTTTTCCAATTAAAAGTATGTCCTTCTAATTTGCTTACTACATCTAATCCATTTTCTATTTTTTCAAAGTTTTCTTTTAGTCTTATATCAGAAGGTGTAGTTGAAAATGCAATAACATCTTGGTCAAAGTGTGCATCTTGGCTACTATCTATTCTTACTGCTTCTACACCATCGTTTGTATGAAAAGACATAGAGTTATTACTATGTGTATATCTTAAAACTCCTGTATATCTACCTGCACCACTATTACTATCTGCAAAGTTTATTTGTGAGAAATTTGAACTTCCTGCATAGATAGTCATACCATTATTACCACTACCATTACCTATTACAAGATTATCAGCATCTCCATCCCATCCTGTGTTTGTAGTTCCTATTAAGACACTACCTGTGCTATCTTTAATAGTTAATCTTGTTGCTACTCCAGCTTCATCTATTCCTAAATCTCCACCAACATTATATATTTGATATTTATTAGTTGTGCTTTCTAATTCAAGATAAGCACCGTGAGAAGCACTATCAGTTTCAATTCTTAATTGTGAGTGTCCACCTGTATCTAATATGTGTAAATCTACTGCAGGTGATGAAGTTCCTATACCGACATTTTTTGTAGAACCTTGTATTCTCATTACTTCTTGATAATCGCCACCACCATCACTATCATCAACTCTAAAAATCCAATCTTTATCTGCTGCTACTTGGTCAAAATAAAAATCATTTGTCTGATTAAACAAAAATCCACCATAAAGATTACTATGAAATAATTGGACATCTTCTCCTCCACCAGCCATATATGCTTGTCCATCTGCAAGTCTTAAATGTCCTGAAAATCTACCTGCTCCTGCTACATCTAACTTATATCCAGGTGATGAAGTTCCTATACCGACATTAACATTGCTAAAATAAGCATTTTGAGTTCCACTACCTGCTACAAATCTAAGTCTTTCAGTTTCTCCACCTGCACTACCATTATTAGACATTAAGATTAAATCTCCTCCAGTATGCCTATTGGTTATATAGTGGTCATCATTTGTTGAGTATAATGCTTTTCTATAATTAGCATCAGAAACTCCCATAAATGCAATAGAATCTCCACCAGCATCTAAATATATTTCTCCATTTGTTCTAATATTTCCTGTAACATGTAGCTTATCTGCTGGTGTTGAAGTTCCTATTCCGACTCTTTGAGAAGCATCTACTGCTACTGCAAAAGTCCCTGCTGTAGATATACCTAATTTATCATCTGCAATTCTATAGAATCCAGTATCACTATCATTTACTCTTAATGCAGGACTTGCTGCTGTACCTGATAAACTTGATTGTAATCCAGTAGCATTAATTCTTGCAATTTCAGTAGTAGCAACAGTCACTCCACTTGTAACATTTCCTGCTAATTCAAATGCCATATATGGAGAACCAACACCATCAGTATTCACTTCTATTCTACCAGAATTACCATTTTGTTCAGGAATTCTTTCAGTATGATTAAATGTTACATTAGAATTACCACCACCATCATTAATAGTTAAACCAATAGCACCACTACCTACACCTGCTTCAATGTGTGATGTTGCTTGTATTCTTGCATTCCCATCTACTGGTGTAATACCTACACCTAAAGAACTATTTTGTATAAATGTACCTGTTTCTAAAATTTTTAATCTATTTGCACCACCTATTTGGAATTGTTGCGATGTATCCTGATTAAATGTAGCAGTCACTTTATCCATATCTAAAATCATACTTGCAGTATCTAAATCATTGGCAGTAGTTGGGCTTGACCTTACTTGAAAATCACCAGTACCATTATTGGTGCCATCTATTAAAATATTTACATTGTTTACACCTGCTAAAGTAACTTGGTTTGCAACACTTGAATCTGAATCATCATCAAGAGTTAATCTATTATCGCCATTGCTACTATGTTTTAATACTCCACTAAGAGTTTGGTCACCAGTTACTGCTAAAGTGCTTGTATCATAAGTTAATCCTGATTCTCCAGTTAATGTACCATTTGCATTTAAAGTAACAACACCATCAGTAGTACCACTTGCACTTGGAATACTTAAAGCTGATTGTATTTCTGATACTGGTGCTAAAGCTGTTCCTTCATCTGCATTATAGACTAATAGATTATCTCCACTTTCTAATGTGTCAGCTAATGCACTCATATTTGATAGATCTATTTTAAATTGCAAGTCGTATGGATCGCCTATACTTCCTGCACCTAAAGAACTTGCCCAATCAATATCTAATCCACCATTAGTCAATGCTTGAAATTTTACATACTTGCCTTGGTCTATTGTTACATTATTTGTATCGCCATCTTGTATTACAAATGTTGTTAATTGGTTAGTGTTAGTGTCTGTATAGTTTCCTGCATGAATATTGGTAGCACCTTGGTCTATAGTCCAGTCTATGTGTTCATTCGCTACATAATTGCCTAAGCTGTCGTGGTCTATAGCACTTAAATTTAAATTTATTTGTCTTGCTGTTGCCCCTGTATAGTTAGAACCTGAAGCAAAAGCCATTCCTGTTCCAACTGTTAAAGCATTTAGATTACTACCTAATGCTACTCCACTTATTGTATTTGAAGCTAATTTACTTGTTGCGATATTAGCATCAGAAGCTATACTTCCATCTACGATAACACCTGAACCTATTGTAGTATTTGGTATAACAACACCTGCTGTTCCATCAAAATTTACAGCCCCTGAAGAAACTTCTCCTGACATTGTAATACTTCTCGCAGTTGCTAAGGAAGTTGCAGTATCTGCATTACCAGTAACATCTCCAGTTACATTTCCTGTGAGGTTTCCAGTTACATCTCCAGTTAAATCTCCAGTTACATTACCTGTAACATCTCCATATAATCTACCTGCATGAATATTTGCATTAGTCAAACTTAAATTTCCAGTAGAAGAAGCATCTGCTGTTGTAGTAGCAAATCGTATCCTATCTAAACTTTCGTCCCAACCAATAAATACATTATTTCCTGTACTACCTCTTTCTATGATCAATCCTGAATCGTTAGCATTAGAAGATACACCACGATTTAATCCTATAATATTATCTGATACATCTAAATTTGTTTGATTTACAGTAGTGGTAGTACCATTGACTTGTAAATCTCCACTAATAGTTAAGTCTTGTGAAATAGTTATATTACCTGAACTATTTATAAATAATCTATTTTGACCATTAGAATTATTACCGAATACAATAGCAGCAGGTGCACTACCAGTTTCAGTCTCATTGATAATTCCTTGAATCATCATATAACCAGTAGCAGATATTTTAGGATCGCCAGTTAAAAATGACGAAGTATCTGTACTACCTAAATTAACTCTACTAAAAGTTACTGAGTCTGAAGTACCTACTGATTGTCCTATTGCTATGGTTTTATTTGCAGTTCCTGTAATAGTAACACCTGTGCCTTCAGTAAGTCCTGAAATTGCACCAGTAGCTACTAAATCAATAGCCCCATCACCTGCATCGTCATAGGTAGCAGTAATGTTTGTATGACTACCATTGGTATCAAACATATCACCGACCACATCTTGTACATATTCAGCAATAGTTTTACTACCAATGTATAATTCAGTAGATATTTTAACTTTGTTACTTGCAATCTGTAGATCTGATGCAGTTCCATCGCCATCATACAATGTACGAAGTGTACCATCGATTCCCCCAGTTTCTCCAGTATGGATTAATTGTACATATCCCTGATTTACAGGAGTATTTCCTATATTAGTATTACTACTCATCTAATTCTTTATATAGATCTTTATCAGTCATTCTTTTAGATCCTCTACCAATATCATCTGAAAGGATTAACGGTTTACTAATCAATCTTGTTAATTTACCTCCACCTTCACAATCTAATACATTTTTTTTACATACTTTGAATTTATCATCACTCATTCGTTGTATGGTTTGAAATTCTTTTCCACAGTCGCATTTATATTCATATATTGGCATATAGATCTCCTTAAAAATTAATAATAGTGGTAAATATAGGCCTATATAAAAATAGGCCCATATTTAACCATTTTTCGCTAACCCAATTATGGATTTACGAAATTAACAACTGGCAATGCAGTTGAACTTGCAGCATGTGATAATACTGCACCGAATAAAACATCAGCAACAACTGAGGTCGCTAAATGGTCTATATCGTAAGACGATTGTACCCTTGGAGCTACTTGCTGAGCAAAGTAGATACCGTTTCTATTAAAAACAGTACCAGTTTCGTCGCCAGTACCACCATCGTCGTCCCAGTCTGTTGAAGCCAGTACAGGCATACCATAAATATTCATGATATTACCAGTAACATTTGGTCCAACACCGTCACCTCTTTTTTGTGCTTCAGTAAAGTCACCTAAGCCCATAAGATTCATATACATAGCTGGTGAAGCATAAAAGAATGTTTCTCCATCTGTATAATCATAGTTAGCATCAAGTAGTTTTTGTAAACCAGCTCTAATCTCTGCAGTAGTAGGTGTATTATCTGTTGCCAGAGTTACATCGTTACCTGTTGCAGCTTGTAGAATATCTACAGCAAGATAGTTTTCTACTTTTTTAGCTAAAGCATAACCCATTGAACGCGCGTATGCGTTGAACAAGTCTGCAGATTCTTGGACTCTTACGATGTCTTCGATTCTTTTAGCTTCATATTGATGTTGATCTATTGGTAGTTGAATTACTCCATCAGTATTTGCAGAGTAAGTTACTGCTGTATCGGCTGCTTTAGCTGCTGCAGTTTCTTCTGCTACTTTAGGAATGTTTAATATGTCACCGCCACCTGCTAACATACTTGAGAAGTCAAGTACTTGATTTCTTAACTGAAATTTTCTTTCAGCATAATCCAAAATCGCGTCCCTCCACATCTCAGGAATGAAATTTGCGGCAGTTGTTGTAGTCACGTTAGCCATTTTTATCTCTCCTTAAAAATTTTAGCTGTTTTTATAACCTTCTACGATCTGTTGCCAAAGTTTAGGATTTTTTCTAGCTTGTTCTCTATCTTCTGTAGATAAATCTGCCCACTTAGTATTTCCAGCGAACTTACCACTAGTTGTTACCTCTTTTGCATCAGATACTTGCACTTTTTTTGTACTCAATCTTTCAATGTGCTTCTCCAACTTAACTGTTGGCAGGTCTTCATAAATTTGTTGATCTTCTTCTGAAAGTTGAGACAGCAGATGTTCGCGTCTTTGTTGTTCTTGAATCTGAAATTGTTCTACGACAGGTTTTAATTGTTCATTTTCTGCTTTCATATTCTCATACAAAGATTTAAATTCCTCTTTTTCTTCAAGTTGTTTTTGCTCTTGAAGTTTAAGATTTTCTTTGAGTTCATTTAACTCAGCCTCTGCTGTTTGAGCTCTTTGGCGATACTTTTTGCTTTCTGCAATGTACTCGCCTACTTCATTTACTTCTGCTGTAGGAGCTTCCGCTACTGCCTGTTCTTCTACTTTTACATTCTCTTCGGACATACTGCCCTCCTATATTGTTGTTTTAGTTTGTATATATTTTTTTAAAGCTGGATCTAAAATTACTTGATCAAACCTATCAATAATATATTCCAAATTCTTTGGTGATAAATTATAAATATCATATCCTCTGTCTTGATTACCAAGAATTAATTTAGTATGTTCTGGTCGATATGCTATTTGACCTACATCTGCTTTTCCTCTTGCAGTCATACCACGAAACGTATCACCTGTGAGTTTCATATTAACAACTCTCGTTTCTGTATTTGTAGATCTACCACGATAAGCTTTAAGTTTCTTACCGTCTGAAAATCTTCTCATGCCATTACGTTTGTATTTTTCGTATTGTTTATTATATCTACCTGCAAAGCCTGTTGGTCCTTGCTCACTACCACTTTGAAAAATACCACCTGAGGCATCTAATTGTATTCTATCAATTGCATCTTGCGCTAGTATCTTCATCTTTTTTGCAGATGCTTTTAACAATGCTTGTATTTCACCCACTTTAAACTTTTTACTCACTTCTAATCCAATCATGATTACAATTATAACCACCTCTTGCTATAAATCCTTCAAAAGTAGAACCATCTTTTTGTGGTGGTACTTTTAAACTATCTATCTCTTTTCTAGTTAATGATCTTTTTACTTTAGTTAATATGTAAATACAAGAATCTCTTCTATTACCAGCTGTAGGTCCTGAGTAAGTAAATTTAGCTTGTGGTATATTTTCATAAACATTACCTCTTACTGTATGTTGAAACCTTGCAAAAGACTCATTGATCAAAAAGTTAAATTGTCTACTAGATATTACATTTCCTGGTCCAAGCGTAGTTATTAGGTTATCTATAATGTTTTCAACACTTTCTCTAGCCACCAGGTTGCGCACCATGGCACTTTTTAGTTGTCTTGCATATTGTTCTACCCCTTGAGATAAAAATTCCATATCGAATGTTTTTAACTGCTCAAGTGTCGTAATACTAATTGCCGGTACTTTAGCTAATTCTCTTCTTGATAGTTCTCCAAATACTATAGCAATTTGATCGTCATACGTATTGCCTACTCTTCCTAATAAAGTACTATATCCAAGACGATTCATTTCTTCAAAAAGATCTATTTGTCCTGTAATTCTTAATAGTTCTCTATCTGTAAGCCCTTTTAAGCCTATAATAGTTTTTTCTAATTTGTCAAATAACTCTTGTTGAATCTTTTCTAATTCAACTGTATAAAAATCTAGATTAGCCAACTTGTTGACCTATTTTATCTAAAATAGACTGTGTTTCTTCTTGTTCTGTTCCTTCACCAAGATCTTCAAGCATCTTCTCTATTTCTCCTTCTGCTAAGTCCGGATTCTTTTTACGTAAATAACTTTCTCTTGTTTCTAAGTTATTTTGAAAAGCCCATGAGTAATATTGTATCTCTTCATCTTGCGACATAGGTATTTCTCTTTCTGCAAAGTCAATACTAAATTGCTCTGGTATATTAATGCCACCAGATACTTCACATATTCTACGTATTACTCTAAATTGATCTTTTTCAAACGGTCTATAAATTTGTTCAACATCACTTCTTAGTGCATCCATGAGATCTAATTGTCCCATCTTTTTACTAAGGCCAGATTCTGGTTGATTACTTGCCCAATTAATTCTTACATTGTTTGCTTGTGCAATACTATCTACCATATATTTCGTTGATTCAATCATACCATTAATGTTACTACTTGGAGTTGCATAACTAAAGTTTGCTCCTTCAGGTAATACTAATGCTTTATCTTGTCCCATTGTAATACGTTGTTCAGTGTCCAAACCTGTAAATACTGGCTGGCCTAAGCCGTAACGTCCATGGAGTGCTAACTCAGTTAACAAAATATTAATTGATCTCATACCATCTACTAAGTCTGATGCACCTTCTCTAAAATAATCTCTAGTATAAGGGTGACGATGTGCAACTGTAAATGGAATAATATCTCCATATGGATTTCTATCTCCTTCTACAATTGATGTGATCTTTCCTTTTTCAGATATTAAGAAGTGTTTCCCTTCCATATCTGGTGTATCCTTTGACCAAAACATATATTGAGCTTCTTCTGTTCTTGCTTGTAATTGTGATTCTACTTGCCACATTACTGCGAATGGCTCATCTTCATTTGGTAAAAAGAATGGTGTAAAGAAATGGATTGGTCGATATTTTAACCTCTTTTCATTATCGTCCCATCTTGTATATAAACCTTCGGACCCTAATAAATAGACTAGCTGTTCGAATTGTTTCATAAAGCCATCTAAATCTCCAAGTACTTCATTGTATTGTTCATTGTATCGTATTGGAGCTTGCTGATATACTAGACATCTTCTACTAATGATGTTTCGCACCAAGTTAATATACATTGGTGGTATCTGCGAAAGCGAGTCCGAATTAAAAAACTCTTTTAGATCTTCTTCTAAGTTTACTCCTTCATAGTAATCGAGCAAACGTTCCCTATCTGCCATTTCATTTTGATGGTTTTGTTCTATTGTATCCATCAATAATCCATGCAACATTCTTTCTGTTAAATTATAAATTATCATGATTCATACCTTTTATAAAGTTCATTTATATCCTCATCTTTTAAGAATGTACGCATTAAATTTTCTTCTTGTTGTTCTTGTTTTTGTTGTAGCTTATAGCCACCATATAAAGTAATTAAACCGCTCAACACGATTCCTACAAATAATCCTAATAGAAATGTTACCATGCTATTGAAGCTCCTTGTCCTTTAAATCCATATCTATACTCGATTGGATACATAAGTCCGTCTAAAAAGTGCGATAATGTTTCTGTCTTGATCATTCTACCATTGTCTACTGTAGTAAGTTCTAAATCTCTGATTGTGTTCTTACATTTAGCATTGATAAATAAGTTATGTTCACCATTGGCATTCTCTAACTTTTTATTGATTGCATTCAATCTATCTTTTTGTGTAGGATTCGCCTTGCGACTAATTACTGTAAATCCTGCTTCACGTAAAATTGCGTGATCACTTTTTGTGCTATTACTTGTTCTAGCGTTTCCTGCTGGATCAGGATATACTGGAAGTCCTGGCCCTTTTAATTGCATAAGCTTTGCTAACTCGAATGTGTTACTATTTCTTATGCCGATTTCATCGAATACATAAACTGTTCCATCGATTAATTCACACATCTTAACTGCAGTCATAAAGCTTGATACACCAAAATCAACGCCCCAAAATTGTCTAGTAGAAATATCCATAGTCTTAACATGTATATCTCTATTGAAATTATAAGCTGCTCTGCTTTGTACGCTTTCAAAACTCGCTTCATATTCTTGTCTAAACGTTCTAGCATCTAAATTCTTTCTTGCTCTCTCTATTTCTTCTTCGTCAATCCATCCGCCATCAATAGTTGTAAATTGCCAGCTTTTAAGATCTTCATTTATCGTTTGCCCTTTTACGAACATATCATAGAAGTGGTTTTGCAGGCCGTTTGGAGTCCCCACAAAGAGGGCTTCTGCTTTATTTTGCACAGTCATTGGTTGAATTACTTCACTCCATACTGATTCTTTCATAAATGCGTATTCGTCCATTACCACTCTATCTAAGCTAACACCTCTAATTTTATCTGCTGAAGCGTCTGCTCCTTTTAACTCTATCGTACTTCCGTTATCTAATGTTATCGATAACTCAGTCTCATTAATCTTTACATTCTGATTTCTAAAGAATTGTTTTAATGTACTCCATGCGACCATCTTTGCTTGTCGATACGTAGGGTAAATTATCCATCGCCTTTCATTAGGTTTAAACTCTGGAAAGAGTAACCAAATAATACTGAAAATTGTTTTTCCCCAACGTCGTCCAGACACAATGCACTTGTAACGGTGCTCATCATGCAAAATACTTTTTCTAGTCTCATCAATCTTCCACTGCATTGTCATTACCTATGTCGATAATTCTAATCGGCTCAGTAGACTCTTCTTTTAAAGATACAGATTGTTGAGGTTTACCAAGTATACGGTCTGCTAAAAAACTCACTGCAGTCATATTGCCTGCTAATGCTTCTCCATAAACAGTTTCAACAACTCTTTCTAGCATAGTCTTTTTATCTTCACCTTCTAAATTAGCAAAAGATCTAATGTGTTCATTAAGCGCAAATTCTTTCTTCGGTCTTCCATTAGGATTACCAGATTCACCCTTTTTCCATTGATGTTCTTTTAAATGTTTAGCTTTTTTTGCCATGCTGTTATCTTACTGTTTATCAGTTTAAGTAATTACCTCATATTAAGGTTATGTTCGTAAAGACGAAAATAGAGTTTCCTCTCTATATATATACCAAAAAAGTTTACAAATAATGAAAAAAAAGATGTACAAGTAGCTAAATATTTAGTAAGTTATAGTAAGTTAAGTTAAAAAGGAGATTACAATGAGTAAAAAAAATAAATTCAGAAATGAATATAAAATTGAAATAGAACAATGTTGGATGGATAGAAAAGCTTTTAATCAAAGTTACTATACTCCATATCAATTAATTACTACTAGAAAATATCGTCAAGGAGATTTTGGTAAAAAGATCACTAAGGCTTTTAGAGACTTGCGTAAGTTAGGTTTCTATGCTAAACAAAACTCTGCTTGTTGTTCAGGTTGTACTATGATTCCTGAGGCGCAAGAAAAATCAGGTAAATATGTCTATCTAACTGATCAAGATATGATGAATGTAAAAGACCAGTCTTATGCATACGTTAACTTTCATAGCGAGTTAGAAGCTTATCAAATAATGGCAATGATGATGAAAAATGATATTAATGTAATTTGGAATGGTGACGTTAAAAAATCTTTATTAATCTGTAACTATGACCTCAATGAAGAATACTTAGACTATTATAAGGTTTATATGGCGCAAAGAGGTTTTGATAGTCCAAGATTGATGATGCAAGATGCTAAAAGAGATTTTGAGCGTGGTACTCTGAATTATAACTTTAAGATCTTTGCGGATAAAGATGGTTTCTTTCCAAATGGACAATATGTTTTAGACTTAGATGTAGATAAACAAGGTTATAAGTTATCTAACATTGATAAAACTCATTTAGTTCATATGCGCGATGAAGTACCAAAGTACTTTAAGTATTTTGATTTCGATGCAAGTAGTTTTTACAACTACGCTGGATTAAGAATTGATCTAGATGGAATGCGTGGATAAAGACTATTAAAGATCATAAAAAAGAGGCTAGTTTTTAATAGCCTTTTTTTTTATATATTTTTTAAAAAAAGTATGTACATTGGTTCCAGTACTACGTATATTTATTTATAAGTTAAGTTAAGGAGATTATAAATGTTTAAAATTATTCAAATCAAAGAGAAAGTAGTTAGCAACACTTTTGTAATTGGTTACATGAATACAATTTTAAATGTCTATATCTTCTAGTTTAAATAACAAGGAGAAACAAATGCAATTAAGATTAGATAAACAATTTTTAGATGTAGATGGTAATTCTTACAGTCTAGAAATTAATGAAAAAACGGAATGGTTACAAGGTGTTTACAATGTTAAATTAATAAATAGTAAATTACCTCGTATGAGTGCGGATGAGTTAATGTCTTTCATCATTGATCTAGAAGCTATTACTAAATTACATAGCGATGATGAAAAGCAATGGAAATACAATCTTACAAAAGATATGCAAGCACTATACAGAAATACTACAGGAGAGATACCATTTCCAGATATGTTTAAAATTAATCAATATAAAGACTTATTCAACTTCAAAAGATCTTTAAAGAGTCATAAGAAGTGGATTAATAATTATATTGATATGTGGAATTTACTAAGCAATTAGTCTCCTGTAACACAAAAGGCCCGGTAGATCTTTGGTTTACCGGGTTTTTTTATTTATTTTTTCTATGGAATTTACACTCGGTTTCTATAGCTATTTTATTTAGCTTCTTTAATGCCCGACTATAATATGTTTTGACACTAGATTGTGATAGAGATAATTCTATTGCTATTCTATCGAACTTAGACTTACTTAAAACTCTTTCTATAAATACTTTATATTCTTGTTCACTTAATATCTTGGAACAAATTAAACCTGTAAGCATATAAATTACTGCTTTATCAATTCTTTTATTGTGATCTTCTAATTCTTGTACTAAGTCTGAAAAACTTTTATCTGTATTTTCAATATCAATATATTTCATATTTTATAATATCCTATCTTATGCGGATGTGCTTCTAATAATTCATTAATCTTATATTCCCATTTTGTTTTATACTTTTCTTTATAATATATGTTTCTTATATCTAAATTTAATAAAACTTTGAGACAATTTATACAAGGGCTAGTTGTCGTGTATATATCGCACTTACTTATACTTACTCCATTATAAGCAGCACTAATTACTGCGTTGATCTCTGCGTGAATAGTTTGATCACAACCTTTTCTGCATGTTATCTTATTACAATGCTCATGCCCTCTAATTGAACCGTTATATCCTGTTGCAAGTATTTGCTTATTTTTTACTAATACACAACCCACTTTACGACTTAAACAAGTAGATCTATCTTTTACTCGTTCAGCAATATCAATAAAATATGTGTCAATATCTAAGCGCAATTTTTTCTACCATATCGAAATGTCTTCTATAAACATGCATACTAGTTGCAAAATGTCTATATTTACCAACCTTCAAATGTGTTTTTTCTGCTACAAATTTATGTAAATAATTAAACCACGGAACATCATAACTAAATCCATAAATAAGATCATTACTTCGCATCATTACTAAACAATCTAATTTATTATCTGAATTTAATATAAATTGCTGTGCAATTGTACATACGAAGTCTTTATTATTCTTATATTTATGTTGCGGCTGATTATAATTAATTATTGCTTGACGCGTGTGTTCATCTTCTTTTAATTGATCAATACACCAATCTAATTGACTCATTCCACTATACTTATCTACCATAGCTAACTTTCCATAGTTACTATTTATAGTTTCATTCTCGTCTGTCAATCCTTCCCAAAATGTACTATATTTTTTAATATAATCTATTTTTGGATCTCCTGATTTATACCAAGCTAATTCAGCCTCCAAATATGTTTTACTTAATTTTCTTTCTGGCAACGTTATTATTGGTGATTCATTGGCGTCCATTTCAATAAAACAGTTTTGTAATTCTAATGTCGTAAATCCTCTTGGTGCAACTTTATTTCCAGTGTGATGTAATTTCTTACATACTTCAATAATTGCATTATCTATATTTTTTACTTTAATCATTCCAACCTCTATATGAATTTACTAAATCTTTTCTAAAATGTTTAGGACATTTTACGTCTTTTGCAACATTCCAAAACCAAATATCCTTTTTCGTATTTTTTGGTATATATTTCCAAGCTTTTGCATCATAATTTTCTACAGTTGGAAAAGGTGGTAAACTAGTTTCTTTCGTATGAAAATTTAATGGCTCACTTATAATTTTAGTTCTACCTAATTCTCCTGCTTTCATATTTCTAGCAACAGCAACACCTCTCAT